TTCGCCTTTGGTAATTGTCGTAACTCTCGTCCACCTCCATAACTCTCGGTGTGAGCCACTGAGCTGGCTCCCTCACTATCACTTCTGTCTCCAAGCGCTTCTTCGGATTGCCTAGTTCTATCTCGCTCTGAGATGGTCCGTTTGCTGAGCTCACTCTGGGAGTCGGCCATGGTGTCTGAGCCGCCATTGATAGAGGCATCCCCCCCTGTGCGTATTTCTTTGTGCGAGAACTGGCTGAGTCCATTGTCACAGTCGGCCATAATGTAGACTCTCTTTCTCTGATGAGGTGCGCCGACTTCACGCGCTGAGAATATTCCCCACGCAACTTTGTAACCAAGGCTTTCCAAGTCGCTGATGACTTCTCGGAGTCCGAGACTGATGTGTCCTTCGACATTTTCAAAGAAACACCGAACAGGTCTAACTGCCCGGATGATGTCGCAGATGTAAGGCCAGAGGTGTCTGGGGTCTTCTTCTCCAAGTCGCTTTCCTGCGGCTGAAAAAGGTTGGCAGGGATAACCGCCAGTGAGGATGTCAACTCGGTCTCGAAATGACTCCACTGGCAAGGTTTTAAGATTCGACCACACAGGTGCGGCATCCAGCTTACCCGCTTCCATCTTGGCAACCAGGTTCGCAATGGCGAAGGCTTCGATCTCCACATGAGCGATGACTCGATGCTCAACTCCGGCAAGGTCAAGTCCTCTTTCGATTCCACCATATCCTGTACATAAAGAGAGGACAGTGGGTAATTTTTGGGTAGTATCCACATTTATTTTTCCTTGTTCTTATTCAACTATCCTGCCGTTGAATGATTTTCTTAGTTCATCCATGTCGCCGCTGGCACACATAGAAGGGTTGGCGATGATTTCTTTGCCGCTGTATCCAGCCTCGCCGTTTAAAACATCTTTTCCGTCGATGACATAGATTGCCTCCCACTGGCTGTCAGCCTCTTTGCGATGATATGGGACCAGATCTGGGTGGATGGTGTGACTGTCGCAGCCCTCGTGCTGAAAATCGATGGGGATATCTTCTGACGCAAACCGCTCGCAGTTCCACGTGGAACCAGGCGTGGCCGTGGCGTGAGCGCAAGTTCGGCAGTTGCCCTGCTTGGTAGGCTCGCTTTCATGACAAAAAGAGTAAGCTGGACAGAACTTGCACAAGAACCAAGCCTTGCTAGCCCCAGTGCAAGGCTCAGGCATTCTGTCTGCCAGAGCAATGCGCTTGCCTCGTGCCACAGCTTTGTTGGCTACATCTTCATCAAAATAAATGCGCTCGGTGTGCAGCCTGTCATCATCTTTGCAGACCGCAACGTACAAAGCTCTCTTTAGCTTTAGGCCGAGCATGTACACCTGCATCTGGACATAATGCATAGGCTTAGAGGCTTTGACTCCTTTCTTTAAATCGTCAAAACTTTTTTTGCTGTGCGTCTTGAATTCGGCTACGTGCTTCGTTTTTTCAGCAGTAGGAACGCCATGATGAATGATACCGTCAACGCTGCCTGATACGTGTGAGCCAAAATCCACTCGATCTTGGCTTCCTTCTATATCTATGCCGATGGCTCTCAAGTCTGAGATGATTAGGTCTTCTTCTAGCTGACCTCGTCGGAACAATCTCAAGATTCTTCCTGGAAAGCTCTCGACAACAGCCCATCGAAACGATAGCCAGAGCCAGCGATCGCAATGATGACCAAGCGTTGAGCAGCCCAGATGAGGTCGCGGTCGCTCTTGCCGACCCTCGTGAGCCGAGTCGATCATGCTGGATATATGCTGTATAGGTTTGGGAATGTCTGACATACTACTGTTACTCCTAGAGAAGGATTTGGCGCCCTTTTGACGGGGCGCCTTTTTTTACCTACTTCTTAGCCCAAGGAGGTGATCCGGCAGCTGCTTCTGGTTCTGCCGCAGCCGCCGCTTTCTTGGCAGGCTTCTTAGCAGGCATCGGAGTGGCGCCTCCTTTGATAGCCTTAAAGCCTGAGACATCATTCGATGCCTCGTAGCCGCCGCTAGCTTCACGGATCTTCACCTTAACTTCAAGATGACCGCCTACGAGCTGATCGGTATCTTCTACGGATGCTAGGCCGATAGCGCGCATCAACTCACCGAGCTGCTGAATGCCGATGTCTTGAGCCTTCGGGTTAGGGTTGCGGATATTCAGGTTGCCGAAAATCACACGACCCTGATGTGCAGGTCCAAGCACGTCATAGCGCATAGCTATGTACTCGCCCGTGCCGGCCTTCGTTTCCTTCAGCTCGGCAGAATTTACTGACACCTCATACCAACCGGCAGGGATTGGATCAAAGTTGTTATCCGACTCAGGAATTTCATTTGTGTTAAAAGACTGTCCTAGATTTGCCATGCTAAACTTCCTCTTTTTCAATTGTGAAAGACGGACGGCCAGCTTTAGTAGTGACCGCTCCAAGTAGTGCTTCTGTAATGCTTGAATCGGCAGCTTGCCACGCTGCCATGTTGATAGAGGGAACCCATCGAAAAAGCTGACCCAGATGCTCGCTCAAGCCGGCCTCATCGGCCAACTCCTGCAGCTTATCTCCGTCAACTTTGTTAGCGACTCGCTCTACAATTTTAATCTTGTAGCCTGCATCGCTAACATTTCTTGTGCCTTCCAAGTTAGAGCCAAACTGCTGCATCAGATCGTCTTCTAGCTTGCGACGAACTTCAACGGCAGCTTTCTCTTTGGCCTTGGCGGCGAGCCACTTCTTGTAGACGCTCACTTTGCACCTCCGACCTTGGCGATAATCTCGCCTAAGTCTGGCGCTTCCCAACCGTCCAACTTGCCGCTGCGATCTTTAGCTAGCCATAGGCCGTCAGAGTCACACATCAGCGCGCGTTGAGTCTTACCGTCTTCGTCTTTTTCTACCCGAAGTGCTAACACTTCATCAAAGAAGTACGGCAGTTTTTGGGCGGTCTTATTTCCTGGAAGTGACGGAAAGTACAGCATGCGACCCATTTCGTCCTGCTGCTTTTCTAGCTTAGCAGTCATCAATACGTGCATATTTAGATCACGGAAGGCGCGAATGATTTCGGACAGCTGCGTATCCATCTCGCCGTAAGCTGCACGGCCATCCTTGTTGATCTTCTTCTCGTGAGAGAGAACCACTTCAGCAATCTCAGAAATTGAGTCAAGGACTACCGACTCATAGTCTTTTGATTTCACGATCCAGTCGTAAGCCTCATACAGATCCGCTATGCTCTTGATCTCAATAAAAGGCAGGTTAGCGTCTTTGATAGACAGAAGACCGTCTTCTGCTGACAAGACTATCGGAGTTGGAAGCGTCTTCGACAGCGTGGTTTTACCGCAACCAGCCTGGCCGTAGACTAAGACTTTAAGACCTTTGTCTGACAGGTCTCCCGTAGTTTTTAATTGTATAGCCATAATGTTTTCCTTTTTATTGTCCCGGTTGGAGTTATTCCGTTTGAGACAGTTGCCATCGTATGACAGTTGGTGCATGATCACAAGCCTTCAAAGGTAAATAAATTCACACAGGGAGATAATGATGACTTTACAGCAGATTCGGGAGCAACTTGCAGACAGCAATCTGCGAAAAGTTGCGGAGGCATGCGGCTTGCACTACAACGTACTCACTAGACTTATGAAGGGGGACACAGATCCTCGATACTCAACAGTCGAGCTTTTGGCTGACTACATAAAGGCGCGTGAGAATGGCCAAAATATTTGATCACCCGTTCAAGCCTTTAGATCCACCCAAGGCTGATCCGCCAGAGCTGCAATTAATAGCAGCGATGAAAGGGGCAGGACTAGAACCGCCCGACAAGATACAACTCGATGGGCAGCTACATAGATGGAGCGGCAGCGGTAAGAAGGGTAAAAACTCCTGGTACTGTTGCTTTCCTGACGGCATTCCCGCTGGCCGATTCGGTGACTGGCGTCTTGACCTAGAGGTTACCTGGCGAGCAGACGTTGGCCGATCGCTAACCAGTGCCGAGCAGATGGCGCACAGCCGAAGGCTTAGCGAGGCCAAGAAAGTGCGCGATGCTGAGATGGAGCAAAAGCGTGAGGTTGCCAGTCACACAGTCGAGACTATCTGGAGCAAATGCACCGGCTCTGAGGATACGCATCCGTATCTGCAGCAAAAGGGTGTCAGCTCTCACGGCTCAAGAGTTACTGGCGATGGCCGGCTAGCTCTGCCTTTATACGGCGAAGATGGCAGCATCAGTAGCTTGCAGTACATAAATTCAGAAGGTTCCAAGCAGTTTCATCCTGGGGGCGCGGTCTCAGGAAAGTTCTGGACGCTCGGATCGATGGACGATGCAGGCCCACTGTTTATAGCCGAAGGCTTTGCTACATCCGCTACCATTTACGAGGTCACTGGCAGGCCGTGCGTTGTGGCTTACAGCGCGAGCAATGTTCCGGCAGTTGCCGAGCTCATGCGCGCAAAGTACGGCGCAGATCAAGAGATCATTGTCGTTGCAGAC